TGACGGGTGTAATAAAACGCTTGATACAGAAGTTTATGAATGTAGTGATTACCCAAGTACGGAATTTCCAAAAACACACAGAATGTTTTCATTTCATTGGCAAGGATTAAATGCGCAACTATGCAAAGATTGTGCAAAGCCTTTGTATGAAGCACAAGATAGAACTATGGAAATAATTATTGCTAACAGGGGGCAAGCATGAAGTTTAGAAAAAAACCTATTGTGATAGAAGCTACTCAATGGTTCAAGATGGGCGACCATCCAGCCGTAGAAAAACACGACCGAGACGAAGTCTTTGGAAAGGTCTACACGATAGAAGGTGAACACACTGTAACTCCTGGAGACTGGATCATCAATGGCGTAAAGGGTGAACACTACCCATGCAAGCCTGACATTTTTGAAATGACATATGAAAGGATAGAAGAATGAAAACCAAAGAAGAAATTAAAGACGAAATAATTGAACTGTATGGGGCTACGCAAGCCTTGAGCGATGCAATGAACTTCCTTCATGCCCAACGCATGGAGAAAAGTAAACAGATGATGGCGTTGAACCATATGTTGAAAGAAATGGAGGACAAGAATGACTAGAAAAGATATTTGGGAAGACTTTATAGCACCTATTGGCGGGGCAACGCTTTTTGTTATTCTGTTTGGTACAGTAATAGGATTAATGATTTTGGCGCTTTGCTCAATATTTAGCCCAACGCCCGAGCAAAAGGCTGAATTAAACAAACCAAGGATTGCCTACAAGTTTGAAGACTGTGATATATGGATATTTGAGAACACGCATTACGTTACAAGGTGTGGCAACCATACAGTAACCGAGCGCCATTACTCAGAGTATTGTGGCAAAGGATGTACAAAACAAAAAGTAGAAAGGATTGAGAATGATTGAGATGCAAGAAATATTAAAAGCAAGAATAGCCAAGCTTAAACGTGATTACGAAAGCAAAGGCAAGTTAGAGTATCTAATAAGAATAAAAGAAGCCAAATCAATACTTCAGTACATAAGGAAAAATCATGGAATACACCAGTGACGACAAGCATTACATCAAAGGTTTTGAGGACGGGTGTGATTACATTGTCAGAGAGATCGAGCGATGGTCAAAGGAGCACAACCTTTACATGGCAGATCTACTTCATCATTTAAAAGGAAAGCCAAATGAGAACATCATACATAACAACAAAGACGGGAATTAAAATAGGTTGTAGATATGACCCTTGGTTTATCTACCATAGCTCCGATCAAGATTGGATTAAATACTTAATAAACTGGGGGTGGCATGAACGAAGTGCTTGATTATCTAATTCTTATTGCCGTTTTGGGCTTGAGTGCATTGTGGATAACGGCAGTATTTTGTTATGTGTTATTTATTTTAGGGGCATACGATGATTGAAGTAATTAACACATATGAGGGGAGGGAGTTTGGTGTAAGGCAAGGAAACGTCAAACAAATATTTAGAAAAATATACCGCTGTACAAAATGCGGTGAAACATTTGAATCAAAAGAGAAAGGAACACATCATGCAAATAGTCAGCATAAAGAAAATTCGTATAGATTGCGGGACGCAGATACGAAAGGAGATTGATCAGCCAACAGTAGATGCCTATTGTGAAGCGATGCTTGGGGGCGCAGAGTTCCCGCCAGTACGCATATTCCACGATGGTGTCCATTACTACCTGGCAGACGGATTCCACAGGTACTTCGCAGCGCAGAAAGCAAAGCGCACAGGAGTAGAGGCAGAAGTAACGGCAGGAACGCTATCAGAAGCCATCCTATATGCCCTTGGAGCAAACGATAAACACGGCAAACCCAGGACTATAGAAGACAAAACAAATGCCGTGATGATCATGGTTAATCATTTTGAGTGGTCAGGCTATAGCAATGCGGAGATAGCCAAGATATGTAATGTATCTGAGCAGTTTGTAGCCAAGCTGAGGGTGGGCAAAGAGCCTGATGTAATCAAGTACAAGATGGCAGACGGCGAAGTAAGAGAGCGTAAGCGACCAGCCAAAAAAGAAAAGCCAAAACAGAAAGAGGAAAAAGATACAACCCCAGTGGTTAACGAATCTAAACTTGAAACGGCAAACGAAGCCCTTGAGATACTCATAGAAGAGAATCAAAAGTTAGTAGATCAATTGGCGGTTAATTTATCTGAAGACCCAATCCACACGCAGACACATATCAAAGAGCTACGCCAACAAATCAAGGACATGGAGATGGAGTTGAAGGCGGTAAAGCTAAGTCGGGATCAGTATCAGAATGAGAATGACGAGTTAAAGAAACAGATCAAATGGTTAGAGAAAAAGATCAAGAAACTTGAGACGGAGATTCTATGACCGAAGAAGTAAAGCAAGAGCAGGATGACCCCGTGGCTTATATTAATGTTGAACAACGCAAACTTGAGTGGGCTAAACCCATTGTTTGGGAAACACCAACAGTAGCGAATCTACCAAAGATACCTCTTTACACCACACTACAACAAGGGTGTGATGAATGTGGAGTTGGCGGTGGTTATGCGTTGTATTGCGTTGCGTGCGCTGAAAAGTTTTTTGTTAGTAAAGAATGGATAGGGTTGACAGATGAGGAAAAAGCACAATTTGTTGTTGCGTATTACCCATCAAACTGGGATAGAAAAACGGCAGTAACTTTAATGAGCGATTACGAAAAATACCTCAAGGAAAAGAACACATGAGATTTTGGTTGTATGTTATCAAAGCAGTGTGGCGTTTTCAAATGGGTCGTTGGTATGTCTGGCGTGATGTACCTACTAATGTCGTGAGAAGAGTTGCAGTACTTTGGTACTTTGACCGTAAAGAAGAAAAAAACAAATTGGTATACGAAGCGTATAAAGAATATAAACTCAGAAAATTAAAGGAGAAGAACACATGAATGAAATAAAAAAGATGCAAACACCTTGGGATTCAGACAAGATTCTGATGGTGGATATAGGATGCTATGAGCGTGGGTGCGTATGCGTAGCAAACCAGTGGGATGCAAACTATAAAAGCGAGTGCGTACCAATGGTTGAGTATAAAGAATGGGTAGGGTTAAATGGCTCTGACTGGAACGACTTTAACCCATTATTATCAAACGATCCCCACCGAGTTGCAGATTGGGTAGAGAAAATATTAAAGGAACGCAACACATGAATAGAAGATTAACACCAACAACACAACTTAGATGGATAGATAAAAATTTTTATTCTTATGATTCTAACGACAATCAAAATCGAACCATCACAGTTCTTGAGCAGTGGCATCAAAATGAAGTATTGACCGAGACGCATGGTTGGCAACCAGTTGAGGGCGGCGGGTGGAAAGAGGTAAAGAAGGAAAAAACACATGAATGAAGAAGAAACACACGAATGCACGGCTTGCTGTCCGACTTGTTATGCCTGTATATTCGATATGGTAGATCAGCAAAAAGAATGGGTAGGGTTGACTAAAGAAGAAGTAAAAAATGAAATTGAGTTTTTCTTTCGTCATTCTTATGTTGAAGATCCTGATAGATTATTTTTATTTGCTCAAACAATACAAGATAAATTAAAGGAAAAGAATGGTTTATGATTTTAGAAAAAGGATTAAATCGTTTTAAAGATTCTGAAATACAGGAAGATACATATAACCAAACCAAAGCCAAGCTTCAGATTGAAGAGTATTTAAGAGTTGATATTGAGACGATGCCCATGATGAGCATTTGGGATTGGGAAATATACAAAGATGGATATCTTGTAGCAATTGGTGAGTACAGGCGAAGGTTTTGTAAGTTCGGTACATTTAAAGATTTTCAATTTAGCAAAAAGAAATTCTTGACAATGAAAGAGAAGGGTAAGGCGGATGGTGTTTATGCTTATATGTTTGTAGAGTTTGATGATTTGTTTTTATACTTTAATATCAAAGGCGAACCCGAAACAAAGATTATGCGTAGAAACCATGAGGTACGAACAGAAGAATGTGTATGTATTCCGAATCAGGATTTTAGATATTTAAGTCAAATAGAAATATAAAGCCAAGCTAGGGGCTATGTCCTAGTAGCGGAGAATTAAATGTTACAACTGAGAGAGTATCAGAGTGCCACACTTGAGGCACTTCGGCAGGGTTTTGCCCAAGGGCATAGGAAGCAGATCCTTTACGCACCCACAGGCGCAGGGAAAACAGAGATGGCAATTGCCTTACTCGATGCCACAAAGAAAAAGATGAACAAGGCAGCCATGATCCTAGACAGGATTGTGTTGTGTAATCAAACAAGCACTAGGCTGGATAAATACAAGATAGACCACGGGGTAATGCAATCAGGTCATTGGCGGTATCGTCCTTACGAACGCATACAAGTATGTTCAGCCCAGACTTTAGAGCGCAGAAAAGATATACCTGAACTACAACTTCTCATCGTTGACGAGGCGCATCAGACGAGAGATCAAACAGTTGAGTTCATCAAAAACAATCCAGATGTCAAAGTTATCGGACTAACGGCTACACCTTTTACCAAAGGGTTGGGCAAGATTTACGACAATGTAATATCCACAGTTACAACCAAGCAACTTGTTAACGATAAGGTTCTTGTGCCACTCAAAGTCTACATAGCCAAAGAGATTGATATGGAAGGGGCTAAGAAAGTAGCGGGTGAATGGTCACAGGCAGAGACAACAACAAGAGGCATGAAGATCACAGGCGATATTGTGGCGGAATGGATTAAGAAAACCCACGAGATATTTGGTGGCCCAAAGAAAACAGTTGTATTTTGTGCAGGAGTGGAGCACGGCAATGATTTGGCACGGAAGTTTGCGGAGCAGGGCTATAACTTTGTGTCTATCAGTTACAGGGATAAAGACGAGTTCAAAGAAGAGGTGATTAAAGACTTCTCAAAGCCCGATACAGGCATCCACGGATTGATAGCTACTGACATACTAACTAAAGGGTTTGATTGCTCTGATGTGCTTATAGGCGTGTCGGCAAGACCTTTTTCCAAGTCATTATCTTCACACATACAACAGATGGGTCGGGTGATGCGTGGTCACGAGGGAAAAGACTTTGCATTGTGGCTAGATCATTCGGGTAATTACATACGATTCAGGGAAGATTGGGAAGATGTATATCAAAATGGTGTGCATGAACTAGATGATGGCAAGGAAAAGACTAGGAAAGAGCCAACCAAAGAACACAAAGAAGGTAGCAAGTGTCCTAAATGTGGGGCGCTTTGGACAGGCGGAGACACTTGTCACAGTTGTGGCTATGTAAAAGAGAAAAAGAATAAAGTTTCATCGGTGGCAGGAGAAATGGAAGAGCTGAATGGCACGATGGGCGGTACATCCAAGCAGGACTTCTGGTACATGATGCAGTATTACAAGCGGTATCACGGATGGTCGGACGGGCGCATGGCGCACACATACAGGGAGAAGTTTGGTGTATGGCCCAAAGGTTTAGACACATCAAGGGCGATAGAACCCAACGGAGAAGTTAAGAAATTCGTAGATAAGAAGCTCAGAGCGTACATCTATTCAATCAAGAAAGGTGCACGATGAGATATTTATCAGTTTGTTCGGGCATTGAGGCAGCCACAGTCGCATGGCACGGATTGGGATGGCAACCAGTAGCGTATAGCGAGATCGAGAAGTTCCCAAGTCAGGTGCTCTCACATCATTATCCAAACACACCCAACATGGGTGACATGACAAACTATAAGGAGTGGAATCTTGGAACAATTAACCTTTTGGTCGGTGGAACACCTTGCCAATCTTTTTCCGTTGCTGGTCTCAGAAGAGGATTGGAAGACCCACGAGGCAACCTCGCACTTGTCTATTGCGGAATTCTTGACAAGTTTAGACCCAAGTGGTTCGTATGGGAAAACGTGCCAGGTGTCCTCAGTTCAAACGGTGGACGGGACTTTGGTTCCTTCCTCGGGGCGGTGGCGCAACTCGGGTATGGGTTCGCATATAGAGTGCTTGACGCTCAATACTTCGGAGTTCCCCAAAGACGTAAGCGTGTCTTCGTTGTCGGATGTTTTGGAGATTGGGTCAGTGCATCCAAGGTTCTTTTTGAGTCCGAAAGCTTGTCAAGGAATCCTCCGCCGAGCAGAGAAGCGAGGAAAGTCACTCCCACACTCTCTGCTTCAGGCACTGGAGTCAGTCGTGTCGGATTCAATTGCGAAGACGAATGGTTCGTCCCAGTAAGCAAAGTCTATGAGAATCATCCAACGGATAGCCGTATCAAAGAGGTCGGCATCAGTCCAACTGTAACGAGCAGATGGGGAACAGGTGGTAACAATGTGCCACTTGTTCAATCAGTTGGATGTGACACATACAATGGAATAATAACAGGTCAAACTGCTTGTACGATGACCGCAGATATGGCGGGGCCTACTCATAGTGGGCCTAAAGTTTTGGTTCAAGCCTATTCAATCAGAGAGGATGCTAAAGCCAATACATTTAGTGCCACGCCACTCGAAGTCACTCCTGCTTTACAAGCTCTCAGACCATCGGTTCAGTCACATCATGCACAGACTTTCATCGCACAATCCTTAGCGGTTCGTAGATTATCGCCTTTGGAATGTGAACGATTGCAGGGCTTCCCTGATGGCTACACAGATATCAAAGAGAAGACGGCTGATGCGCCAAGGTACAAGGCACTCGGCAATAGTATGGCAGTACCAGTAATGAAATGGATAGGAGAAAGAATCAATGGACTTTGTTAATTTTGCAAGAGCGCACGGCATACTAATCGACACTACTCCGCCACTAGGGGTATGGACTCGGTATCCTACTGAAGATCACCCAAGGAAAAAGAATGGAGCAGTCAAGTTCATGGGCAACTATGGTCTGGTTCAAAACCATGCAACTCAAACTGATGTGTCACTTTGGAAGCCAGAATCAACAGTCGGAATCAATTTGACACAACTCGCTAAGGAAGCAAGGAACGCTAGAGAAAAGTCACTACACCAGCAGAAACAGTCGGCACAAAAGGCGGCTTGGATTCTCAACCAATGCGAATCGTTGCGGCATCCATATCTAAAGGCGAAGGGATTTGAGGACGAAGAAGCAAATGTGTGGGTGAAAGAAGGCAAAAGAATTCTTGTAATCCCGATGCGAATTGATGGAGCACTTGTCGGTTGCCAACTTGTAGACGAAGAGGGTGGTAAAAAGTTTCTATTCGGACAACGCACGGCTAATGCTTCTTTCATCTTTGATAACAAGGGTCAGAACATCTTATGCGAAGGCTACGCAACAGCACTAAGTATTCGAGAGGTTTTAAAATCATTTAAGTATCGCTACAAAATCTATGTCTGCTTTTCCGCCACTAATCTAGTAAAAGTAGCCAAGGATTTGGCGAAGGGATTTGTGGTTGCGGACAACGATGAGTCGGGCACAGGCGAAAAAATAGCCAAAGAGACAGGATTTCCATATTGGATATCTGAAACACTTGGCTATGACTTCAACGATGAGCATCAAAAAAACGGCACATTTAAAAGTGGCACATCGTTACTCAGATCATTGAACTTGAAGTGAATGAACTACATTATTCACATACAGATTCTTTTCTTCTGATAGGGAGGTGGCAAGGAGGTAATTTAAAGCCTCCATGCCAACTCGTCTGACATTTACATCGTCACCAATGAAATCAGAACTAGCCGTCACTACATCATCATCCTGCGAGACAATGTAGATTACGAATATGGATTTATTCTTGATTGGTGGAATGAATTTCATCGTGATTGATCGTTATAGACAATGGTAATCCTGTGGTATTTTCACTCGGCTCAAGGGTAAATGTAACAGATTTGAATACTTCCAACCCTTTTAATATCTCAAACCATTGCCCAAACCCTTTCGGGTCTAGGGCAAAAGTTCTCAACCAAGTGTCCAGCATGATTGAATATTTGGTCATATCAGGTTCTTTTCTTTCACTTCCCTGAGCAACTCTTCATCCAAATGCGTTGAATATTTTTGAAAGTTCCAATCAATCAAGCGATCAATCATTTGTGCCCTCGTCAATTTCTGCTCGGCAACTTCATCAATTTGCATAACTGTCCAATCGCCAATCATTGCAGAATCAATTGATCCGTAATCAATCGCTTCCTCGTTGCTATCAAATATTCCCAAAGCCCTAAAGCCGTCAACTGGATTGCCTGTCATTACTGTGTATTTCATTCTTCAACCTCCAATTCGTCCATCATCATTTGTTCTGATATTGCAAAAGCTTCGTCAATATCTTTGGGGATATTTTTCAACACCCATTCTGAGGTCGCTTCTTCAATTGTGTAATGATCGTCTGATATTCCGTCCTCACTCGTGTAATAAAATGAGCCACAAAACATCATTCCACATTCGTAGTATTGAGCATCTATTTCAAACCCAAGCTCAGCCATGCGCTTGTAAAAATCAATGGGTGGCGACCAAGCAGTATCAAAACTACATTCAATCTTGTTCTCACTAATACGATTGATGATGTAATCCTGACCTCCTGAATCCCACTTCGTCCCCCAATGAGCCAAGTTCCACTCATACCAAGAGGGATAGCCATAATGTTTAATATTTAATTGTTTTTTAAGCTCTTGAAGCTCCATGAAATATTCTGGATTCACTTTCCACAAGTTATCGTCAGAATCCAAAGCAATCGGGCGAGGCACAAATTCGTTAAAAAATTTTTCCTCATTAAATGCTGCAATTGCCCTATCAATCATTTTTGAATCTTTGTGACTTAAAACTAAGTCGTTGTTACACCAATTTGGCATTTTGTTTCTCCTTAAATTACATTGTTAAAACTGATTCCATTGAGGTACATTTCTTCCTCAATGTATTTCTTTAAAAGATTTTTGACAAATCCGTCACTAAAAAAATGTCCTGCAAATCCTCCGTCCGTCACTCCTAATTTTTCCTGTATCACTTCACAAGCTGAATTAAGCGCATCTTCGGCAAGATCATCAACAAACTTTTGTTCTGCAATGAACACTTCTCTTTCTTTAAATAATGGGTCTTTCATTTTGTATCCTCCTTTAATAATGGTAAAAGTTTCCGCCACAACTCCGCAAATTCCTGCATCAGTTTTGAGCCGTCCTCATGCTTGTGCTGATCGCTGAATTCATAGAGCATTTCTGTCAATATCTGTTTTTGTGTTTGGTTTAGTTTCATTTTTTTCCTTTCATTTGCTAAGTTGTTCTGAATCACCTATCACCCAAGAGGCTAGGCACTCCTCCCAATCCTCATCGAATATCGAAATAATGCCCTTTTCATCGCTTCCGATCTCATGTCCAAGGTTGTTATTGGTAATCAACATGATTAACTTTTTTCCCTCGAATAAAAATTCCTGACCCCATCCTGTACAGTTTCCGCCTGTGTTCCAAATCTCAAAGCCGTACGATCTTGGAATGTCCTCGGTGCTTTTGTGATCCATGTGGTAATAAAATCGTCCGCATGATGAACTCAAAGGGTCTTCAATCTGGACACCATCGAACACAAAATAAAATTTGCCTGAATCAGTTTTTAAAAGTGTTTTCATTTTCTAGCCTCCAATCTGCCTTGCTCAATCATTCGTCTTGCTTCGTCTCTGTCCTCGATCCTTTCGGCTTCGATCATTTTGCGGAGGACATCGCCCCCGATCTTGTTCT